ATGAAAGACATCACGCCAGAGGACTCTGAATGACCACCTTCTCCAACAGCATCACACTCGGGAATATCATCACAATCGGGACACTCCTGGTCAGCTTGACGCTGGCGTATGGAAGGCTGGCCGCGAATGATGAAACCCTCGGGCTGCGTATATCAACGCAGGAAGTCAGCGTCTCGGCGCAGTTGACTCGGCTCGGACAGCTGGAAGCCCAGATGAATGGGCAGGCCGTCGGCTTCGCAACGCTGACGGCGCAGTTCGTCTCGGTGCGGGAAACTCTGAACGAGATGAAGTCCTCGCAAGCGGAGACGAACATGCTGCTGCGTAACCTTTCCCTCGGGAGGCCTGCGGAATAATGGAAGACGGAGAACTCGACCTCCTCATGGACTGGCTTGCGTCCGTTCGTAACGACCCCTACGCCTTCGTCCTAGGGGCGTATGAGTGGGGCGTCGGTGAACTCGCGCGCTATCCTGATGGGCCGGATGAATGGCAGGTCGACCTCCTCTGCAAAATCCGCGACGGCGTTATGTCGGTCGATGAGGCCATTCGCATCGCGCGCGAGACCGGTGAGGAAAGCGATACGAAGCCGGTGATGGAGGCGACGACCTCGGGCCACGGTATCGGCAAGTCCGCCTTCGTCTCGTGGATCATTGATTGGGCGCAATCGACCCAGGTTGACACTAAGGGCGTCGTGACTGCGAACACTGAGAACCAGTTGAAGACGAAGACCTGGGCCGAGATGGCGAAGTGGCATCGCCTCTCCATCACCGCGCCGCTGTTCAAAATGACCGCGACAGCACGGTTCTCGATCGACCCGCAGCACGAGAAGACCTGGCGCATCGACATGGTTCCATGGAGCGAGAAGAACACCGAAGCGTTCGCGGGTCTCCACAACCACGGCAAGCGGATCATCATCGTGTTCGACGAGGCCTCGTCCATTCCAGACGTGATCTGGGAGGTGACCGAGGGCGCGCTCACGGACAAGGACACTCAAATCCTCTGGCTCGTCTTCGGCAACCCCACGAAGAACTCGGGCCGTTTTCGCGAGTGCTTTGATGGCGGACGCTTCGCACACCGCTGGAGCAGTCGTGCGATCGACTCCCGCTCGGTCCGCATCAGCAACAAGACGCAGCTGCAGGCATGGGTAGACGACTATGGCGAGGACCACGATTTCGTTCGTGTGCGTGTTCGTGGGATGTTCCCGAGGGTGGACGCCGTATCGTTCATCTCTCTCGATGATATTCGTGACGCCCAGACCCGTACCCCCGAAGGCAACGAAAGCCTGCCCATAATCGGCGGCCTCGACGTAGCCCGTTACGGACCGGATAACTCAGTCCTGTGCCCCCGGCAAGGCCGTGATGCCTCCACGCGGGAATGGCCTCGGACCTCTCAGATGTCCACCGTGCAGCTCGCGCGCTGGGCGTTCGAGTACTACATGCGCCTCAACCTCTCAGCCCTCGTCGTTGACGTAGGCGGTGTCGGCGGTGGCGTGTTCGACCAACTCGAACAGATGGGGATCAACGTCTTCGCAGTGGACTTCTCGTCCTCGCCGGACAACGAGACCTCGGAGAAATACTTCAACAAGCGGGCCGAGATGTACGGGCGGGCCAGAGACTGGATCAAGAAGGGTGGTTGCCTGCCCATCGACAAGAAGGACTCGGACGGCAAGGGCCTCTCCGACCAGCTCGCCGCTCCAACCTTCACGTTCCAGCAGGACGTGAAAATCCAACTCGAGTCGAAGAAGGACATCCGGCGCAGGCTCAATATCTCGCCAGACGACGCTGACGCCCTCGCGATCACATTCGCCTTCCCGTACCTCGAAGAAGCTTTCGCCCCCTCAACTGCAGAAGAGACCAAGGAAATGCACAGCTATGCAGACGCCGATCCCTATGCCGCAGTAACCTCACGCAACTTCAACTACACGGTGCACTGATGAAAAAGCCAAAGGCCGAACAGGTCAAGCTTCCCTACGCTTCCACGGTCGCCAGCTACTACGGCGACCAAGGGCAGACGCCGGGCACATCCTTCCTCGGCGCACTCTTCCGCAGAGGCGGGATGGGCGGTGCTACTGCAGCAACCGCCGCCCTCACAGGTACCGGCGCGGGGATGATGAAATGAACATGGCTGTCCGCTATAGCCAAGAGGACGAGAAGCTTCTCAAAGTCAGCAGGGAAACTCTGCAGGCGGCGAAGGCGGAACAGAACCAGTGGCTCACCACATGGCGCAAGTTGAACGAGGCGTTCTATCCGTTCCTCTACAACAACCTCTTCAACTCGACCGCGCTCTCGCCGAAGCAGCCTGACAAGATCGTCAACCCGAAGCTACTCGACGGGGAGCCCGCGCTCGCCCTCCTTGTCCTCGCGAGTGGGTTCATGAACGGCGTCACCTCGCCCGCGAGGAAATGGCTGAACGTGAAGAAGCCGGGCAATCGGCCCTACGAGAAGAAGGACTTGACGGGGAGTACCCGCCATTCCGAGACGCGGACGAAGCTTCTCGAAATCCTCTCGGGCACCAACTACTACGACACCCGCGCGATGCAGGTCTATGATGCTGCTGGCCTCGGCACGGGCGTCCACCTGTGCTATGAGGACCGGGACTCAGTCGTCCGCTTCATGCTCTGCCCGCCCGGCAGCTACTACCTCATCACCGACACCTCGAACAAGATCGTCGGGTTCGGGAGGGAGTTCCGCATGAAACTCCGCGACATCGCGAAGGAGTTCGGTCGGAACGTCCTGTCGAAAGACATGCTGAACAAGGTCGATACAGGCGGCGCTCAAGCCAACGCGACGTATCTCGTGTGCCACCTGATCGAGGAGAACGACCCGAACCAAACTGGCGCGCTCAAGACGAACCATCCGTTCCGGGAGCTCTACTGGCTCGGCGCGAAGATGGAGGGCGCCGCTTGCTTCCTCGCCAAGCGGCCCCTCTACGAATGGCCGGTCTCGACCCTTCGCTGGTCCTGCCCGGACGACTCGACCTACGGTATCCCGCCGACCCTTTCGGTCCTCGGCAAGACCATCCAGTTGCAGAACCTGGAATACCAATCCGACCAGGGCCTGGATAAGATGATCGCGCCACCCATGCTCGCCCACACGTCGATGAAGAACAGGCCGAAGGCGTTCGCGGCGCGCGGGATCACCTACACGAATGATCTCTCAGCTGCGAACGGCGCGCGGCCAGCGTACCAAGTTCAGGTTCCCTTCCAAGAGCTCGAAATAAAGCGCCAACGCATCATCCAGGCCATCAAGGACGGCTGCTACAACTACCTGTTCAACGGTATCTCCGACCTCGACACTGTGCGGTCGGCAACGGAGATCGACGCGAGGAGGGAAGAGCGTCTTATCGTCCTCGGCCCTGTGTTGCAGCGCGGTTACATGGAAGACCTCGCCATCACCATCAAGCGCGTCTATGGCATCGCCGTGCGCAAGAAAGTGATCGAGCCTTTCAGTTCCGAGGAAGAGGCCGAGATCGAGTTCTCGAACATCCTCTCCGAGGTCCAGAAGGCCAGCGACGTCGCCACCCTCGAACGCTTCACCGCGTTTGCCGGGCAGGTTATCCCCGCGTGGCCGGAAGTTCAGGCCAAGGTCAACATCCTCGACATCATCACGCAGTATGCTGAAAGCCTTGGCGTCCGTCCGACCGTACTCAACGAAGACGAGAATGTCGTCAACGCTGCTGACCAACAGGGCCAGATGCAGCAACTGCAACAGATGTCCGAGGTCGCGAAGAACTTCGGGGCGGCCGGACAATCCCTCGGCAATGTCGATGTAGGCGGAGGCATCAATGCGGTTCAATCCCTTCTCGCATAGGGGGGATTGACCACACGGGCGCGGGCATGGTAAGCTCGGGGAAGGAAAGGCGAGTGGTATGGCTGAGAACTCGGAACAACCGCAAGAGAAGTTGCCGCTCGAAGCGCACCTGCAGTTCGCAGTTCGCGCGATCGACGGCGACGAGCATTTGCGGCAACTGGTCCGTCACTTCCTCGTCATGACAAACGCCTTTCCTCCAGCCTCCGTCTTCGACGTCAACCCTGTCCAGAACGCCTACAACCAAGGCTATCAGGCAGCCGGGCTGGCCTTCGCGCAAATCTTAACCTCGGTGGAGCCCCGCATAGTGCCCACCCTCATGATCGAGGAAATGACCAATGCTGATGAATAATCTCGCGATGAAGTTTTATCTTTCGCTCCTCCGCAATGCGGACGGAGTGGATGGCGGTGGAGCCGGTGGGGACGGTGGCCTAGCGGGGGCCGCTCCTGCCGGTGGAGAGGGGGCTGCACCTGCGGCTGGCGATGCTGCCCCCTCTCCCTCGCTGCTCTCGCGCGCAGCCCCGGTTGACCCGAACGCGCCTCCCGCTCCTGTCGATCCGAACGCGCCTGCGGGCGAGACGAAAGAACCGGACGCCGCTCCCGAACCTCCTGCCGCCTTCGACATCACCGGCCTCACCCTTCCCGAGGGCTTCGAGCTCGACGCGGACGCAGGCAAGGCTTTCGCGGACATCCTCGGCAACGACAAGCTGACGCCGCAAGAACGCGGCCAAGCCCTCGCCGACCTTCACGCCCAGACCGTCCAGCAGGTCACACAGGCCGTCACCGAACAACTCCAAGCGCAAGGCATGGAGCAGTTCCTCAAGATGAACGCCGATTGGGAAAAGCAGACCGCTGCCCTTCCCGAGTTCAAGGCCAACCCCGACGCTGAAGTCGGGAAGATATTCCAAGTCCTCACGACCCTCGGCGCTGGCGAAGAGTTCTTCAAAGCCGTCGATATGACCGGGGCTGGAAACCACCCTGCTATCATGCAGGTTCTACACCGTCTTGTTCAGCCGTTCCTTGAGGGCGGGCCTGTAGGCGGCGACGGCAAGCCGGTGGCGGGCAAACAGCTCGGTGCCAACATCTACAAAAGTGCAAACCCCTGAAACCCTGGAGTGAAGACGAATGTCAGTTTTCCCTGACGTCCCTTTCAACCCGACCCTGAATGACTTCCTTCAGGCGCTTGGGCCGGACGACGCCGTGACCGATCTCGGCGAACTGCTGATGCAGACCAACCAGCTCTACGAGGACATGACTTGGGTCGAGGGCAACCTCCTCACTGGTCACCGTTTCTCGATCCGGACTGGCCTCCCGACGCCTACGTGGCGTCGTCTCTACCAAGGCGTTCAGCCGACGAAATCCACTCGCGCGCAGGTCACCGCTTCGACCGGCATGTTGGAGGACTACTCGGAGGTTGACAAAGCGCTGGCCGACCTGAATGGCAACACCGTTCGTTTCCGCCTGCAGGAAGATGCCGCTCACGTCGAGGGCTTCAACCAGACGGTCGGCCGTTCCCTTGTTTACGAAAGCGAAGACACGAACCCTGAGGCCATCACCGGCCTGATGCCCCACTACAACGCGACCCCCGGCGCTGCCGGTATCGGTCAGCAGATCATCGACGCAGGCGGAACGGGCACCGACAACGCCTCGATCCTGCTCGTAGGTTGGGCACCGAACACCATCTACGGGATTTTCCCGAAAGGCTCGAAGGCAGGCCTTCAAGTCAGCGATCAAGGCGAGGTTCGTTCCGTCGCCAAGACCGCTGACGGCCTGTCGAACGGCTACTACCAGGCCTACAGCACGCACTACCGCTGGGACCTGGGCTTGGTCGTTCAGGACTACCGCTACGCTGTGCGGATCGCGAACATCGACCGCTCACTGCTCGGCCCCGACCCTACCGTCACCGGCTATACCGGGGCGAACCTGCCGAACCTGCTGTTCCAAGCGATCGAGTATATCCCGTCGCTCGAGAACTGCCGGCCCGTCTTCTACATGGACCGCTCGATCAAGACCGTGCTGCGGCAGCAACTGCCCAACATCGTCAAGAACTCGACGCTCCAGATCATGGAAGTCGGTGGCAAGAAAGTCGACTCGTTCCAGGACATTCCGATCCGTCGGATGGACCAGATGCGCGCCGACGAAGCTCGTGTGGTGTAAGGAGGCCACAAGATGATCATCGACAAACAGCTCTCGCCAGCCATCAGGGCGGCTCTCTCCACCCTCACGGTCTCCACTCAGACCGTGGGCGGTTCCGCAAATGTCTTCGATATGGGCGCTCCGCGGAACCATGGCCTCGCCGTCAAGCCTTACGGGCCTGGCTGGCGTATCGCTTCGCGCGGGGCAACCTCGGGCGGCGCGGCAACGGCAACCTTCGCCCTCGTGACGGACGACAACGCAGCGCTGTCTTCACCGACGACGCTGTACACCTCGCCCACCTACACGCTGGCGCAGATGGTCAACACCACGTTGATCGTGCCGATCCCTGACACCGATGCTTACGAGCGTTACGTGGCATGGCGCGTCACTGTCGGCGGCTTCGTGTTCACCGGAGGCACCTTCTCCATCGAGTACGCCGCTGACATTCGTCGCTGGCGTGCGTACCCGGCCCAAGGGAACCGTTGATCATGGCACTGAAACCGACCTCCCTCGCATCGCAACTCGCCGACAACGCCCGCAAGGAAGTTATGGCGAAAGCGAAAGAAGACGCCAAGGTGGCCACTCGGGCAACCGAGGACGGCAAGGTCTGGGTGCGCTTGCAGAACGCGCACTACGACCACTACGGCGTCTACCACATGGCTGGTGAGATTGCTCTCCTGGACGAGGATCAAATCCCCTCGAACGCGAAGAAGCTCACCAAGCGTGAGGTTCAGGAAGAAGTTGCCGCTGACGGCGACGAGTGATCCTGCGCCTGTAACATCGAAGGGGGGCTCAGGTCCCCCTTCCCAACATCAGGGCTAGATCATGCAGAACCTCGCAAACCTCTTCAACCAAGCCCTGACCTCCGTCGGTCATGCCGCCGATGTCACAGACCCGACCGCGAAAAGCCGGTCAACCGATCTCCTCAATCTCTGGTATCCCGTTGCTCGCCGGGCGGTCTTCACTGCTGCCCACTGGCCGAGCCTTCGCAAAACTGCACGTTTGTCGCTGGCAGCGGAGCGCCGTCCCGCCATTGACTGGGCTGCAGCCGATCCCACCCCCGGCTACCTCTACGCCTACGCGATCCCCTCGGACATGCTGCAACCCCAGTTCTTGGCGAACTACACGCCGTTCAAACTCGGGCGGTTGGGCGCGACGCGAGTGATCAACACGAACGTTCAATTCCCTCTCCTCAACTACACGGTGGACGAGGAGAACCTGACCATCTGGGAACCCGACCTCTATCGCGCAGTCATATGGTCCCTCGCCGGTTGCATCAACATGGCGAAGAACGGGAAGATGAATGTGACGGAGAAGCTGGAGCGCCAGACGATGGGCCTCATCTCGCAAGCGAACGTGATCTCCGCCAACTCCGAGGACGAGTACTTCGACAGTATCCCCTCGTTCTGGCAGAACACTGGCTTCACAGTTCCGCAAGTGGCGCCGAGTTACTTCTACCCTGTATCGACCTATAACCTGTCCGGACTCCTCTGATGAAGAACCAGATGTTCGCGTTCAGTGTCGGGGAGGTCTCCCCCGATTTCTATGGACGCCTCGACTTGCAGAAATATCCCCTCGGGCTGGAACGCTGCGAGAACTACCTCGTCGATTACCACGGCGGGGTAATCAACCGTGCGGGGAGTGAGTTCTATGCGATGCTCACCCCGCAGGTCCACAAGAAAGCGCGGTTCCGCTCCAAGGCGAAGGACCTCCTGCTCCTGTTCACGCAGAACAAGATGAGGGTTGTGACGGGCGGGAAGTTCGTCCACACTGTCGCGGACGCAGCTGGCAACATCGCCGCTGGAGTTGTCACCGCTGCCAACACCCTCGTCGTAGGCCAACTCGTGTGGGTTGCCTCGGCCTTCGTGAAAGGCTATTTCAGTGTGACCGCGCGCACGGGCGCAAACTTCACCATCACCTCCCCGATCGGTCAGGTTGTTCCGAACGGTGCGGTTCAGTGGGCTCCGGTCTACGAACTCACCACGACCTTCAGCGACACCGACATCGCGGCGATGAAAGTTCGGCAGGACCTCTCCTCGGTCATCATCACCATCGACACTCGCCTCCCTGTCTTCATCGAGCGGATCGCGGATAACAACTGGTCGCTGTCCAACTTCTCGAACGTGCTGCCTGCGGCGCCAGTCGGTCTCGTCGGAACGCCCTCGGGCACAGGCACAGCCTCGGTCGGGTTCGCCGTCACCGCAGTTATCAACGGGGTGGAGAGCGCCGCCAGCGCTACCCTCATCAACAGCGCCACAGTTAACTACACCGTGACAACCGGACACTTCACGCTGTCGTGGACGGCGGTTCCAGGGGCTGAACGTTATAACGTATACCGATCCCTCGTCTATCCCACGGCCTATCCCGTAGGCGCGCAGCTCAGCTATGTCGGCTACACGACTGGCGTGACGTTCGTGGACCGCAATATCACTGGCGATGGCACGAAGGCGCCGCCAGTCCCGATTGATTTCTTTGCCGGGAACAACTTCCCCGCAAGTTACGCGCGGTTCCAGCAGCGCGGGGTTTATGGCGGGCTGGCCAACGACCCTCTGACCCTCGTGTCCTCGATCGGGCAGGACAAGGGGAAGTTCAGTATCACCTTTCCTCCGATCGCGACGGACAGCTATAGCTACACTCTCGACGCGGAAAGCGAGCGGCCGATCAAGCACCTTCTTTCCCTCCGCTACGGTCTCATGGCCTTCACCGACGACGGCATCACTCAGCTTCGGGGCGGCGAAGGCATTGCGCTCTCAGCCGTCTCCGCGATTGCCGAGCCTCAAGGCTTCGTCAGCGTGGGCGACCTCGAACCAATCGCGATCAACCTCGACGTGATCTTCATGACCTCGCTCGCGAGTGAGCTGAACCAGATGGTCTACACCGAGTACACGAACAGCTTCAAGATGCAGGACATCCTCGTCCTGTCCTCTCACATGTTCGACACTGACAACCAGCCGGTCAAGGTTAGCTGGGCCGCCGAACCCTACAAACTCCTCCACTTCGTTCGCGAGGATGGCCAGCGTGTCGTGCTGACCTACGAGCGCAACCTCGAGGTTTATGGCTGGGCGCGCTACCGGACGAAGGGGGAATATCTCGACCTCGAGGTCCTGTCCGAGGACGGCTACAACATCGCTTACCAGAGTGTCCGGCGGATCATCGCGGGCACTGAAGTCATGTGCCTCGAGCGGGAGCGGCCTCGTCGGGACGACGACTACAGCAAGATGTGGTACGTCGATGCGGGGTTTGAAATCCCCCTCAAGCGTCCGGCCGTTAACATCAGGCTCAAGCTGACTGGAACTGTCTGGACGATCACCGCGACCAACGTAAGCTGGGCTGTGGTCAATGACATCGTGTACGCTGGCGGCGGCATCTTCCGCATAAGCGCCGTCACAACTGAAGTTAGTCTCGTCCCGCTGCTTGCCCCAGAAATGAGTGAGCTCTACGAGAAGAACGGCAAGCGACTGTCTTCGGGAAAGTGGGGACACAACTCGCCGGTCGCCACGATCAACGGCCTCTGGTGGCTCGAAGGCGAAACCGTCAGCGTTCTGTTCGACGGCGATGCAGTCATTGACCTCGTGGTGGTAAACGGCAGCATCACACTCCCGAACGAGGCTGCCTACGCAGTCGTCGGTCTCGGTTACAACGGCGATGTCGCCTCGCTCCCGCTCATGCTATCCGGGTACGTTCTCGGCGGCTCACCCCTCAACCTCCGGGGTATCGCCACTCGCCAGCTGAACTCTCGCGGCCTTGCGATCGGCTCCTCGTTTGATGACCTCGAGGAACTTCCCTCGCGGACGGATGAAGCATGGGGCAACCCGCTGAAGGTCCAGAACGGTCTCGAGGTCCACGAACTCCTCGGCACTGGTGGATGGAACCTCGACAAGCAGGTTTGCTTCCGTCAAATCTATCCCCTCCCCTCAGGGATTGTCGGCTTCACCTACGACCTCGATGTGGGGGGATAAATGTGGACCCAGCTTCCCCTGACCGAGACGCCGCCAGAGCTCGCCCCCGTTACCACGTCCTTGTGGGAGTACGAAGGATTAATACGGGTGGGGGTTATTCGCGGAAGGACCTTTCTGGTGCCGCCTTACCTGTGGGCGGAAGTGATAAGGCCAAGCTTCGGTGCACTACGCAAGAGCCGGAAGCTGCTGGACGAACTCCAAGCCCAACTCAAGATGCCCCTCGTATTCGCAGAGACTGATCCCGAAATGCCAGCCAACACTGACTTCCTTCAATTCGTGGGCTTCGAGCTGATCTCGACAGCCGGTCCGCGCAACCTCTTCAAGCGGAGCATTTTCTAATGGTCCAGGCCCTTCCATATGTCATGGCGATTGGTTCCGCTGTCAGCGGCATCTCGCAATATCAGAACTCGCAGTATCAGGCTCAAGTCGCAACGAACAACGCGAACCTGTTGGCTCAGCAAGCCGAACGCGAAACCTTCGCGGCGAACCAAGACATCCAGGATCAGGATGCCGGGGCTCGCGCAGAGATTGCGGGGATGCTCGCGCAGATGGATGCGAGTGGGATCAACTCCTCCACCGGCACGATGATGCTGCGACGGACCGGGGCAGAGGCAATGGCCAAACGTGATCGCGAGCGGCTTGGGTTGAAGCGGGATGTCGCACTGGAAAACACCAAGCGGCAGGAAAGCTCCATGCGCGCCGAGGCCAAGGCGCTCAAGCGGAGCGGAAAGTTGGGCCTGCTCTCGACCGTCCTGTCCATCCCGACCTCGTTCCTCTCCGGCGCATCCGCAGTCAATGAGTTCAAGAAGGGCCAGCTTGCCCTCAGCTCGCCTAGCTACACAGGAGGTTACTAATGGCGATCGGTCAAGTTAAGGCGAGCGGCGGACTGCAGGCTCAACTCGTCTCGGATCAGTCGAGTGAGATCACGGCCCGTGCTACCGCTGGTCTCGGCGATGCGGTGAACCGGCTCGCGATGACCGGGCTCGGCTATCTGAACTCGAAGACGGAGATCGAGGCGATCTATGATCGTCGCGCTTCGGTCTCTGAGGGCCTGGGCATAACCGCCCGTTTCGCCGACTACCAAACGGAACGCGGAAAAGAGTTCGCGGAGTTCTCGCGCGGGCGTTCGTCCAGCCCGATGGGCATGACGCGGGACTACGACTCGCAGCTGGCCCAAAGGGAGGAAGCTTTCCTCGCCACGGTTCCCGAGCGGCACCGGGATGAGTGGCGAGCGAAGCTGGCACAGGACCGCGCGCAACGTGTTGGCTCTGCCTTCACCGCCGAACTCACCCTCATGGACGAGGCGGACACGAACACGCTGAACCAAGGGCTGAACACTCTCGGGTCGGCGCTCAAGGGCAAGCAGACCTCGCTCGAGGATGCGCAGGCCGAGTGGGCTGAACTGGTCGAGAAGTCCGGTCTGCCCGCTGAGACGAAAGAGCAGTTCATCCTGAACGGGAACTCGACCCTGCAGGGTCTGGAGTTCGGCACCATTGTCGAGGAGGCCGCGAAGGGGTATGGGACTGTCAACGATGGCTCGACTGGCGACGTGGCAGCAGCGGGGCTCGCGCCCCAAGAGCGGGGGGTTCTCAATGGCATCGCAGCGGGGGAAAGTCCTGGATACAACGTCTGGAACGGAGGGACTACGTTTGAAGGGTATGAAGATCATCCTGCGGCGACGGGTTCGGCACCAGGTGAAAGCACTGCTGCGGGCAGGTATCAGTTTATTCTCGGGACGTGGCGGGCCGCAACAGCCTCCTACGAACGAGCCACAGGAGTAAAGGTTCCCGACTTTTCGCCGGAGTGGCAGGACCGCGTTGCGCTTCATTGGGCCGAGAAGAGGTTCAACGAACTGAACGGCGAGGGCCTGACCTTCAGGGGCGTTTTGGCAAGCGGTGATCCCGAGCAAGCGCTCAAGATCAAGAAAGTCCTCGGCAACCCTCGTGGAGGTGATCCGAACGCTGTCGAGTGGCAGGGACTCGGCGACGGCTACATGAGTGACTCGGATTTCCTCGAAATCTTCACGGGGCAGAAAGGGATCGCTGGCGGAGGCACCGGGCCTGCGTCAGCCCCGAACGTCTGGACTGAGTCGAGGTTCGCCAATCTCAGCCTCGAGAGCAAACTGAACTTCTCGAGCCAAGCCTCGGCAGCTGCGGCTTCGTTCAAGTCGGAGCAAGCTACCGCGCTCGCGCAGGGGAAGAAGGACTTCCTCGACCAAGCCTACAACGCCGGCTTCTCCGGGGATGCCACGGCGGTCGAAGGACTGAAGACATCGCAGTATTGGGATGCCTCCGCGCAGGCCAAGTTCAACGAGGGGATGGAAGTCTATCGCAAGAGCGAGAACGGGATCGCTGGGGTATCTTCCGCCCTCGCTGCGGGCACACCACTCGCGGCTTCGCAGAGCAAGGCGTTCGGTGACTGGTTCGGGCAGGCAGGGTTCACCGGGATCATGGACGGAGATGCCGAGGCGTATAAGAGAATGGGCTGGGCTGTCGAGCAAGCCCGCATTTTCCCAGAGGGGTCAGTAGATGCGTTCCGTGCGGCAATGGCAAATCCGAACACTGCACCGGGCGCGCTGGAGTTGCTGGCAAGCGCCTACGCGGGTGACTCGTCGATCCTGAAACGGAGCGGGTTCACTCAGGACGACATCGCCGCCGTCAACCTCTACAAGAGGATTGCCGAGCGGAGCAGTGGCGCAGACAAGGCGTATGAGAAATACGCTATGGCGTCCGACGCCGAGAACCGCACTGGACGCACCGACACCCAGCTTACCACCGAAGCCCTGAAAGTTTTCAACGAGACTTATCCTGATGGAAGCGAACTGGTCGATCAGGTGTTCGACGGGTGGTTCACGATGCAACCTGAGCTGAACCCCTCGACCGAAGGCATGCTCATGCAGGACGCCGCGATCGCGTATCAGGACGGCTACAAAATCTACGGCACCGCTGAGGGGGCCGAAGCCTACATGCAGTCCTCGATCAACGACATCTGGGGCGTCAGCCAAACCAAGAACATGCGGGACGGCAATCAGCAGTTCGCGAACGACAGTGTGCTGATGAAGTATCCGCCGGAGAACTACTATGTCGCACCTGATGGAGACTTTGAATTTCTCTATAAAGGCATCTCTGACTATGCGCTTGCTAACGGCGCACAGGCAAGTGACGCTGTGCTGCTTGCTGACGACACCACTGCCAAGGAAGTCCGCGAAGGTAAAGCTCCTACCTATCGAGTGATTGGCAAGGACGAGTTCGGTGGTGCGGTTGTTCTGCCGGGGAGGTTTGGTGGGGAGAACGTTCGCAAGGAAGCTGAGGAACGGGTCGTCTGGAACTCCATGCGGACCCACTCCATCGACGGCGTAGAGGCGTTTGGCAGGGTGATCGAGAAGGCTACCTCGCGGTTGCAGTTCTTGCAAAGCAACAACGCCCCTCCCGAAGAGGTCGCGAAGACGCAGGCCGAACTCGATGGGGCGATGAAGGGAAGGCAGAAGGCGCTGGAGACGGCGATGGCGAATGAGCACCTTGATGGTGCCATGCTCACGTCCGTTGACTCGCCCGAGTTCGCGAAGCTAGCAGAGTTCGCCACCGAAGCGTTCGGTCAGGACCCAAGCATCCAACGTCGTGCTGCCACCCTCGCCAAGTCCTTCAAGGGTCTTGACCCTGCCGAAGCGAACCGTCAGGCCCTCGCGGAAATCTTTGCGAAGGACTACAAGTTGACCCCAGATATGGGTTCGGCACTGATGCTCAAGGTTCTGGAGAACTACTGATGAACAAAGTTTTCAAGCCGCTTTATCTCCCGAACGCGAGTGATCAAGTGGAGGAGATGAAGCCCGACTTCGGTCAAACGATGTCGGCTGCGTTTGGTCTCGAGAACGATGTGGTCAACGTCCTGGACCATCTGTCGAAACCCGTCTTCGCCCCTGACCCGAACTTCAACTTCAAGGCGACCTTCAACGAGATGCAGTTGCCGGTGGACTGGATGCCGATGCTGGCATCTTCACAGTCGCTCGGGGAATTCCATTTCACCCTCGGGCGGATACAGAAGGAATACAAGCAGAAAGCTGTGCTTGCGTCGAGTGGGTGGACGGGGACTGTTGCGGCGTTGTCCGCAGGTATGCTCTCGCCAACCATATTCATTCCTTTCGCTGGACAAGCGAGGGGCGCGAAGGGCATGGCTGAAATGCTCGCGCTGGCTGCCGCCGGGGCTGGCGCACAGAACGCCGCGCTGTTCTTCAACCAAGCGACAAGGACGGAAGCGGAACTCTATACCGGCATCGCGATGGACACGCTGCTGATGGGGCTGATGGGCGGGGCGTATCTCGGGCTGACCGGGCGGGCTCAGGCGCAGCTTGCAAAAAACATTCCGTATAATGAGAAGTCGATCGAGGTTCCACAAGGGGCTTCGGACTTGCCGAGCGGTGAAATGCAAAAATACCGTGTCGATGAACTCTCGCCGGCGGAGGTTAAACTCGAGGTTCGTGAGCAAGGTATCCGTGATCCAGCCGAGGTTGCTCGGCTTTATGAGGTGCGGGAGAAAGCGCTGGCCATTGGTGACGTTAAACGAGTCACCGCAAAAACTGCCGAAGACGAGTTGGCTTACGGTAAACGGTTTCTTCAGGCGGAAGTTGCAGACGGCGTTGTCGCTCGCTTCACGAAAGTGCCCGCGGGCTCTGGCGGTAAGTGGTTTGTCGGTGGTGAATATGCTGTCACACTCCATACTGCAGACGGACTCGAGATCAGTATCCCAGCCGGAAAGGTCGACAGTCACTCAAAAGCCGGGAACACAATGATCGAGAAGGAAGCTGACCTAAAAGCAGCTCTCGCTGACGGGCGGCTTGACGATCAGCTTTATGAAATGCTTGAAGCGGCGGATGAGCCCCGTATGGCTCCTGTCACCGGGAAAGCGACCATACCAGAACCTGATGCCGCCCGCACCACGGACAGCACGGCATCCGTCGGCGCTGCGGTTACTCGCACTCGCAACACCCTCGGGGCGAAGGCTGCGCCGAACCGCGCACAGCAGGTTGCGCTGAACGCTCTCGGCAAGATGTCTCCGGCGTACCGAATGTTGACGCAGCGCTTCTTCCCCTCGCTCCGCAATGGCATCGCGAAGCTGGACACGGCGGGCATCCAGCAGGCCGGGCTGGAAAACATGCAACCGTCCGCAGTGGGCGGGACAGTGATCGAGCGGATTAGGGGGTATGATTACTACCTCGTCAGGCTGGCGAAAGAACTTGACAAGAACTTCCTCAACTACATCTACGACGGTGCGAAGGGGATTGACTTCGACAGCCCTGCCATCGCCCAGATCAAGTCCGAGTTCGGCAAGACCCCTCCGGGCAAACTCAACTGGACGCAGTATAAGGAAGCGGTGTTCGACCAACTGAACACCGGGGAGATTGAGCCTCAGTTCGCCGACTCCGTGCAAGCCTTCAAGGAGTTCTTCGAGAACTACACCACTCGCCAGAAGCAGTACCTCGAAGAGTTCAAGTCGCAAGGGATGGAAGTCGAGCCTCTGTTCCGGGAGATCGACGGTGACGAGCTCGGCAAGGGTGTGGAAAACTACGCCCATCACATCTTCGACCAGAACGCGCTGATGGACCGGGTGTCCGAGTTCCTCGACGACTTCTCCAAGGCGTACGAAAACCAGCTGACCGAGGCTTTCAAGAAAGGCCAGAAGCGGTACGTCAAACGCAAGGCGAACCTCGAGTTTGAGAAACTCATCTCGACCATGGACGAAAGTGAGATCGGTGCACGGCTTCAAGAGACCGAGGCCGACATCGAGGCGATAGAAGAAATCCCTGAAATGCAGATGTGGCGGGAGGCCCGTCTCGCGATTACCCGGCAATCCCGTGAAGAGGGCTGGCCGAAGGAACGGCTCAAGGACACTCTAGCGAAACTGCAGGAAGGTCAGGCCGTCGAGGTCCGTGCTCTTGCGGACGAGCGGAAGCAACTCGCCTCCGTGGCTCGGGCGCTGAAGAAGTTCGGCGGGGACTCGGGCGAGAAGACTGCGAAACTCCAGGCGGACATCGCGAAGCTTGACGAAGCCATCTCGGGAATGTTCAGGACGGAAATCCCTGCGATCGAGAAGGCCGACCTGTCCATCGCGGCGATCCAGTCCAAGGGGGACAAGGCTCTTGCGCCGGCCGAGAAGGCGATGGCGAATGTCGTCAAGCAGCTGCAAAAGCGCAACGCCAAGCTGATCACCATGCTCGGCAGCAAGCGCATGAACAGCGCCTCTCGCGCGAAGGCGATGGAACAGATCGAGAAGACGAAGGCCCGTTATGCCGTGCTGGAGGATCGACTGTCTGTCGTCCAAGGCAAGCAAGTCGCGCTGGATGAACGTCTGCGCGAACTCCAGCTAATCCGGGAGGAGGCCATCCGCGAGGCTAACCTCATCGTGCGGAGCCGAGCATCGCGGCTGGAGGACCTCGAAGACAAGCTTGAGGAAATCAAGTCCAAGCCTCTGACCCCGGAAGAACGGGCGAGGATGGGGGCGCAGGTGGACGAAGAAATCTGGAAGCTGGAACAGGACTTCCAGGAGCTGTGGGGTGGTCGTCGCGGCGAGCAGTCCGGTCTCGGCCCCGATGCGGAAGTCCCTGACTTCAAGGAGAAAGCGTTGGAGATGGCGACGCTTCTGCACCAGAAGCTGACAAACTCCGAGGTCGAATTGTCCCCGGCCTATCACGCGCTGAGGCAGGATGCTCGCGGGGCCGAACTCCTCCGCGTCATGAAGATGCCGTATGACATGAAACAGAAGTGGCTGATCAAGGACGTGGAACTCGTCAGCCGGGCGTATGATAGGGTCATGGCCCCCGACCTGGAAATCTGGCGCGCCTTCGACGGGAGCGTCAACGCGAAATCACTCCTTGGCGAGATGCAACAGGAGGTGACCGCGCACATGATGCGGATCGGGACTGCCAAGTTCGTCAAGCTGCCTAAGGGCTGGACGGACAAGGCGGCGAAGTTCTCGGACCGGGTTGGCAAGCGGCTGGCTGAGTTCGGGGAAGCCGATGACCTCTACCTCTCCGACGCCAACTTCTCCGACGAGGCGAAGGAGGGCTTTATCGAACTGACCGAGGACCTGCGCAGCCAGATCGGCCGGGCAGTCACCGATGCGGCGAAGCAATACACGAACGACCTGGACGTGGCAATCCAGCGCCTGCGAATGACTCGGGGAGTTCCGCGTGATCCGAGTTCGATGTGGTGGCGCACGGGTCGGGCGGTGAAGAACCTGAACGTCCTGACGATGATGGGCGGTGTGCTGCCCGCCTCGATCTCGGACGTGGCTCGTCCGATCTGGCAGCACGGTGTTCGCAAGGCGTTCGCTCATGGGTTCCGTCCGTTCGTCAGCGGGTTGACGAAGGGCGGGCGCGACTTCAGGATCAAGGCGAAGGAGACGAACCGACAGATCGGTCTCAACCTCGAGCCGTTCCTTCACAGCCGGGCGCAAGGGCTGTTCGATCTGGCCGAGGACTCGATTGGCAAGACGCGGGTCGAACGCGGACTGAATGTGGGCGCGCAGAAGATGGGCCTGATCGCCCTCGGATCGCCGGGAACATCACTCACGCGACGATGGCGACGTATGTCCCTGCAGTGGCGAAAGCGTGGCGGGAGAACGCAGAGTTCACCGGCGACCTCCTCGTGATGCGGACCTATCTTCGCAACCTTGGACTGTCTGATCTGGACATCCACCGGATCGGGCTGCAGATGGAGCAAGCGGATGGTGTCGAGTATTTCTCGAACGGAGGGGTGCTTCCGAACATCAAGGCCTGGAATGATCCGGCGGCATATCAGGCGTATCAGGCCGCAGTGCTGAACGAGGTGAATAAACTGATCGTGACGCCGGGGCTAGAGCGGCCGAATGTTGTGGACGAGAACATGGCTTACTCCATGCTCTTCCAGTTCAAATCGTTCGTCTTCGCCTCCAACTCACGCATGGCGATGTCGTCGCTTCAGGGGAATGACCCATACCTGGCCCAAGGCATTGCGTTTTCACTTGCTTTCGGGGCGCTTTCATATTACACTTATGCAACCTTCGCAGGTGGAAAAATTCAAGAGCGGATGCAGGAGGCTGACTTTGACACATGGGTCTGGGAGGCCATCAAGCGGAGCGGTATTATGGGAGCCGCCTCGATCGCCGGTGGCTTGGGCGAGCGCATCCCGATGATTGGCGGCGACGACTCGCCGCTGATGTTCCGTAAGCCGAGCGGTCTTCTCGGCGCGTTGCTCGGCCCGACCTACTCCCAGGCCGAGCGCATCGCAGAGGTTATCGTGAAGTCAAGCAAGCCTGAAGGTGCCTCTGACTCCCAATGGGCGCAACAGA